GCATCAGCACGTCGGTGTACTCGCTGATGTTTCCTATGTCGATTTTTCTGCCGATATAGCTCTCGGTGACATGCTCGAGCTTGACATCGTGGTCGTCGTTGTAAGCATCGACCGCGTCGTTGATAAGCACGGCAAGGATCCACTTAAGTTGTTTGACCTCACTCGACGCTCCAAAGACATTCTCAAGCTCGCCGTATCTTTCCTGCAGTTGCTCGATGCAGTTAAGCGTCAGAGCGACGTTATATGTCTTTCCGCCGATAGTCAGCGGAACCCGTCTTTCTTTTGTTTCGCAAATAATAGCGTTCATAAATAGACGCGCGGGCGAGTTTCCCCGCCCGCTCCTCCTTTTTGGTTTATGTGTCGGAGACCGTGATTCCGAACTTGGTCTTAAGTGCGGCGATCGCCTCGGCGGCGGTGGTGTAATAGGTCTTGGTGCGCCACGCTCCGGACTTGTCCGCTATTGCCTTGCCCTCGAGCGACGAGGTATTAAAGGTGATGTTGTCGCCTTTGGTGGTGTGTGTCTCACTCGGAAGCGAGAATTTGACCTTGTGGACAACATAAGTCAGATACTTTCTCACGCCGTCCACGACCTCGACGGAAACAAAGCCGTAGCCGCCGTATACCGGCGCGTCGCTCGCTTTTGAGGTCAGCACGGTCGGCTTTGGAGTCGTCGAGCCCGTGCCCTCGGTCTTCGTCTCGCCGAACATACTCACAAAAACCTCAACCGGAATAGTTGACGTTTCAAGAGTGATGTCGGCATCTTTAAATTCTGTTTCATACTCCGCCAGCGCGTCGTCGGCATAGAGAGAGCCTTCGACCTTGTTCGGCTTGACTTCGGTCTTGACCATCTTGCCGACAAAAGCACCGTTTTCGTAGGTTATCGCCGAGTCAGTTTCTGACTTTATCGGCGCAAAAACAGGCAGAGATGCTTTAAACTGTGCCATTTTTTAATCGTCCTCCTCGTCATTGACTACGCCCTCAATCTCGGCATCAACCGCGATTTGGACATAGTTCTTTTCTTCATCGTACAACTCCGCAGTCGACGTGACCGTAAAGCCCGCCGCGCGGAGCCGTTTTCTGATTTGCTTTTTGTATTTCTGCGGATTGTTCCGCGTCCACAGCGACACGCGCACATATGTGCCGTCATATATCGGCTCATCGTCCGCCCAAAACTCCGGCCGCTCGTCGAGATAGGAAAAAGTGATATATTCCTCGTCGTCACCGGAATAAAAATTCGGATATATTTTCATTCCCATGTCGCCGAGTGCGGACATTATCAGCTGATTCACATTCATCCTTCAACCCCCGATTCACGCCGAAACACTTCCGCCATTGCCGACTCGCATTCCGCGCGGCAGTCATTCACTGCCTTGGTCAGCAGCGGTGTCGGTGCTTGGTTCTTTGTACCGTATTCCAAGTGCGCCAAAATTTCCATATTGCGGACAGGTGTCTTTCGCTTTTTAACCTTGCCGTGCTTGTCGATGTATTTTTTCGATATCCCAGTCGGTCTGACTGTCGCGAGATAAGTTCCGTTTTTGGCTTTCTTCGCGCGTGTGCGCTTGACGCTGTTGACCATCGTACCAGTTCGCCGATGCCCGGCAAGTGCCGATTTTATATTTTTCTCTAAAATCGGAGTTGCCGCGTCAATCATCTGCGGCGCGTATTTCTCGACTTCCGACAGCTTGCCGAGACTTCGTAAAAAAGCCGGATCTATTTCAAAATCAAACTTTCCCATTTCAGTCCACCTTCATATCGGAGCAGTGCAGCTCCGTCAGACCGTCGAGGCGGTCATAGACGCGCGTTATCTGCAGTTTCGTTTCGCCGTCGTAGACAAATTTGCTACGGCGGTCAAAAGACCGCGAGCGCACGACGTAGACCCGCTCGACTTTCATGCCGGCTTGCGCCGCCTCGTAAAACTCGCTTGACTTTGACGACTCCGCATGCGCCCACAGCGGCAGGCGCCGCTCGGTGTTTTTCTCGTAACCGTCGGCGTCCTGCCCGCTCTTGTCGATATAGGCGACCTCAATTCTGTTTTTCAGATACATCGGCACCCGCCTCCGTTCTAAGCTGCAGCGCAAAGCTGTTAAAAAGCTTCTCGGTGTTTGCCGACACCGTGCGGTTCAGCTCGCCACCGTCGTACATATCACGCACGGCGACGAGTACAAGGAACTGTGCGCGCGGATCCTCAAGGTCGCA